AAGGCTATAGAGCGGTAAGAGCCTGTAGAAGTTGTTAGAGCGTCTTGAGCGGCAATTCTAGTATTGGGGGAGGCTGGAGTAGCGACTCGCTGAGTAAAAGGGCTTGTCGAAGTCACCGTAGCAGCAGAAGCATTGCCCATCCCTCCGAGTAAAAGAGTGGTCGCTTGAGCTACAGTAGCAGGCCCGCTATTTGAAGATATGGCAGTGGCGGTGCTCGCAGCCGAAGTGTCAAAAGTAGTAGAGGCTGCATTTCCAGTATGTTCCTGGATGATGAGTCTTAAAGTGGCAGAACTTGCATTCCCGACCTTGACCGTATTCGCCCCAACGATGGAGTTGAATGCAGTCCACGCCTCGAAATCATCCCCGTCTGTCAGAATCTTTATCGCGCTCCTTCTCGTCCAGGTGTTTCCTGCTGTATCTGTTACTGAAGTCACATTGTTTATCGCCGGCAGACCACAAAAGGCGAAGAGAGAAAGGATATTGCCCGCGACGTTATTGGTGGTATAGGCAAGGGTGGTGCTGTTAACAGTCCCCGCATCAAGTCCTTTCCCCTGAATGAAAGCTCCAAAGGCCACTAATCCTCCTCATATTCATAAACCTTGCCAGAGGGGCCTTTCATTCTTGCTTTCTTCTTCTTTGTCGCCAAGGTTTTGAGAGCTTCGGCTACCTTGCCTTGAGAATCGCCTACAGACTTGAGACTTTCTGCGAGCTTGTTTGAATTGGCATCTTTCAATGAAGTCTTTTCCTTCTCACCGGCAGCAATGTCCTTGTTCTTTATTTCAAGCTGTTGTTCCAATGTCTTAACCTGTAGTGCGATGTCCTTCACATGGCCCAAGTGCTTGTCCTGCATCTCGGCCACGACCTTGATCAATTTGGCCTCAAAGTCTTTCTCTACCTTCTGCCTTGCTGTTTCTATTTCAACCTGATGCTGCATCTGCTCGGTCTGCTTCTCACCAAGTAAATGCAAGGCTTGTTTGTGGTCTTTGGTGACTTGCTGAAGCTGGGTTTGCAAGTTCATCACCATCGCTTTAGCTTCTGGCGGGAAGTCGGCCATGTTCTTACCCAGCATTTGAGCTACTTGAGGAGGCAACATAGCTGCCAACCTAGCTGATATGTCTTCAGCCCCGGGCCAGTCCATGTTCTTAGCTACGAGGTCTCCGATAAGCTGTGCTGATTGGGGCATGACCTTCAGAAACGCCATCATCGAGTCGGCAGCTTCAGCCCGCTTGGTAGAGTAACTAGGCCCTATGGTTACCATGACCTCATAATTACCCAGCTTGGGGTTGTAGAGCTTGTCTATCTTCCCGCCCATACCAGGTCTGGTTTGGTGAGGGACACCCAGACTAGGCTCTATCTTCACCTGTTCTTCTGAGTCGTCCTCACGAAGGATGGTTACGACTCTGGCGGTATCGTATATCTTGGGTATCAGGTCGATTAGGATTCGCCCTGTATGCCTTAAAGCTCTTGCATGGTTGTCGATATAGTGAAAGCTACCCAAGTCAGTCGTCTTACGAAGCTCTCTCAAAGCCTTCCCCGACTCATCATAAGTACGCTCTTGCTTGGTAGAGTCGAATCTAATGCCTGTAGTCCCCATCATGTCCTGTTCGGCGCTTTGTTCAGCTTCGATCATTCCTGCTGCCGGTCCTACCAACTGCTGTCTTTGGGGAGGAGGAGCAGCCTTACCCGAAATGGAAACGCCTTTATAGAGCAGGTAGGGATAGGACTTTTGGTTAGCGTCTTTCCATCTTTGCTCGTGGGTCTCAACCTGCCCTTCCTCCATGATGAACGGAGCCTTGGGGGCTAGGGCTATCAGCTCAGTCTTGGACGTAGACCAGTAGTTCTTCATCCTCTGGGAGTCTTTGGCGTTTCTGATAATTCCTGAGTAATAGACTTTCCCCTCTACATCGATCTCGTCTCCTATGACTTTGACTATGGGTATCCACTTCCCGGCCCATTCGTGCTCTTCCAAGACCTCTTTTGCTGAGATCGTATCCCAATGAATCTTCCTCACCGTAACTTCACGCTCGTTATCGACAAAGGCAGGATTAGCTTTGGCTTCGGCCTTAAGCTCGGGGCTTAGCTCGTCTTCATAACCGACATGCCCGTTTTGAAGGTGTACTAGTTTTCGGGTCGTGTTCTCGAAGTAAAAATATTCAGCCAGTCTTATATGAGTCTGGGTTGACCATTCCTTGTACTCATCTCCAAGCCCTCCTTGCTCCCAGGGCATCTTGTCGCCTTTAGGGTACTGACTCTCGTAGTCTTCCCTTGTTATGAGGTCGGAGACGAAGCCCCACTTGGCGTCACTGCCGTCAGGCTCTTGGTGGTCTGGGTCGAGATAGACTCTAAAAGGATTTCGTATTCTCCCGATACGGATAACTTGATCGAAACTATCCTCGTCCTCGTACTCAGTAAGTACTCGCCAATAACCCCAACCACATGAGACGGCAGAATCAAAGCCAGTGTCGTAAGCCACATCCGCGTTCGACTGTCTTTCAATCTGTCGTATAAGACCTTTGAGCATCTTGGCGGTATTTGGATCGGACTTGTCCCCAATAGGGGAGACGTTAATAGCCGGTCTATTCTGACGCTGGTCATTGGTAATCTGATGGGTAAAGGTAGGTATCTTGTTGATCGTCAAGCAGGGCCGCTTCTCTAAAGTCCTGGAAGCCCTTATATCTTCGGGCCACTGATCACCCTTCTTGAACTTCAGGTCTTCGACGGCCATCTGCCTATTCATGGCCTCGACCTTCATTACCCTGTCAAACCTCTTACGAGCTATGCGTAGGAACTCCTCCCTAGACTTAGGCTTGCCTTTAGGAGCATCCGAAGGCTCACGCGAGGTCTGAGCTTCAGCCAAGGTCAACCTCACTAGGAACTAGCCCTCGTTGCATAGCCTCCAGAGTCCGTTCCTTGAACCTCTTCCTGCCTGTGGATAAGATTTTGGGGTTATCCACAACTAGCCTAGCCCAGAAGCTCCCCTTGCCTGTAATAGCCATGAACTCCGCTACATCGCAGTCCTCGTTGATGTCATAACCTACAGACTCGTGAAACCTGACAGTGAGTTTTATGCCGCCATCCATTGCTGGCTTTCAGAGTCTTTGGTGTACTGCAATATCTCGATGGGGACTTCAGTCTTGATCTTAGCTGTTTTATGCCCTACGGCTAGGTATCTGAAGGCGTCTGCTGCATGACTCGACCAGTCGTGCTGGGGGTAAGACTTCCAGTCGTGGAGCTTGTCGTCATAGGCTTTGTGGTAGCTAGCAAGCGCATCTAGTCCTCTTTGGCACTTCTCCCTATCGAACCAGCATCGTGAGAGAATTGCTCTAGCTGCCTCAATGCCATCCTCAACGCTAAGCTTTGGGACAACCTGAAACACCAGTCCGAGAGACTGAGCAATCTCCCGCCTAGACCTTCCAGAGCCCAACTCGCGCACTTCGATATCGTGAGGAGCGTGGTGAGTAGAGTAGACGTAAGGCTTGACCTGTAGGGCCTTGGCGTAGTGTGGGAGGCCTTCTCCCGAAGCTTCGAGGTAGTCGATGATTCTGACTTCTCTTCCGACTGACTGGGTGAACCAGATGGCTGTGGAGTCGCCGATTCCGAGGTCCCACCATGTCTCCACGCCAATTTCGCTCTCATAATTGACTTTGCAAATTCGTCCATCATTTTCGGCTGCCAAGAGTTGCTTTCCATAATAGGCTCCTACCTGAACGCCTTCAAAGGAAACGTAGTATTCCTGCTGAACCATCTCCTCTGACATTCCCTCATTCCTGTCCTTCTGGATGTCTGCTTCGCTGATCGCTTGCGTGTCCTTGACCGAGAGCAATTGAGCGAACCACTCCGGGTTACTCTTTGCCATCTGGTACAGCGTATAGCCATGATTCTTGCCACGAGGGACATAGTCAAATATCGCTGTCCCGCCATTCTCCCTCAAGATCGGCCTGAAGTAATCCCATGCTTTCGGGTCTTGAAGCGAATACTCCGAGAACACCACGATGATAGGGTTAGTCCCCATCCACGCATCAAAGGTGTCTGTTCCGCCAAGTTGAAAGATCGAGTCATTGGTGAGCGTTAGTTTTAGCTCGGTCTCATTTTTACCCTTCACTATCCCTGGCGGGAAATGGCTCATGAACGGAAATCCCTCCCGGTCCATGCCATCCCATATCACCTTCTTTGCCTGTTTGAACGTGGGAAAAAGATATAAGCCTAGACCTCTCCTAGTCATCAAGAACTTCACTACATAATTCAGAAAGGTTTTCTCTTTGCCGGCACGCCTATGCCACGGACATACCGCACGTTTAATTCCACCATCCAAAGCCTCCAGGACAGGCAATTGATATGGACGTGGCACAAAATTATGTGGAAGGAGTATCTCCATTAGTCAGCTTTGCATAACTTACTACCTTGATCTCTAGCGGCCCATCATCCAAGCCAGTAGCCTCAATCTGCTGCTTTGGCTTCCCATCAAGCCTATCACCGAATTCTCTGAAAGCTGCCAAATCTCCAGCGCCTACAGCATCAAGAAACTTCTCAGCTAGTTCATCCAATGCTTCGAGCGCATCTGTAGCCGATCTCTTGCGCAAAGCCCGCATAACAGCGGCGTGCCACATCTTGGCTTTGGCTGCGTTCTGATTGCCTACTGGAGCGGCCATTGATTCAACCCAAGATTTTGTTTACGCGCTGCAACAATTAATTGACGATTACGCTCCCTCAAGTCTTTGAGTTCTTGAGGAACACCAGATTTTTTGTTAAACGTGAGAACTGCGAACGCCTGAAGCAGCAAATTTATCTCTTGCTTCTTGACTACTGTGAAAGGCTCTATAGCCTTCAGAAAATTAACAGCCTTGCGACAAGACAACCAGTAAATCCAGACAAAACCAGTGTGCCTAATACTCCCACCAAAATGACATTGAATCTGACGTAATACTTCAGGACGAGTCTGGCCTATTGTTGCATATGGCGTGTGTGCTGCTTTAGTTGCTTTCTTGATCCCTACACATCCCTCGCCATCGAAGAAACCAGCGATATACGCTAAGGTTTCACGGGGAACATTCAACCGCGAATCCTCTGAGGGCTTCTGGGATAGCTTGAGGGAGTATGAGCACTGCCCTTTGGGGAAGCCTGAGGAGTCTTTTTAGAGCCTCCAGAAATTGAGCCCTTACCCCCGATCTTGTTACCCCCGTCTGTCGTGTTCTGAGGGGCTGTGGAGTCGTTGGCGTCGTCCGGGTCTTGGGTGTTTCCCAAGCTTTGACCGAAGTAAGTCTGGCTTACATGAGCCCCAATAGTCCTGCGACTTCGATTTCCGAAGGACTTGCGCATCTTAGCCTCTCAGTCTTTGTACGGACCTGGGTGCTGAGTTTGCAATGGGGTAACTCCCGCCTCTCGGACGACTACCTGAGCCAGTAGAGGTGTTTTGCGGAGCAGAGCCTGATTTCTTGCGCGGGGATTGAGTCGAAGTCTTGGTCTTCATGATGGTCCTTTGAAGTTGAAAAAAAAGGCCGTAGCGTTAACGGCCTCTTGCGCGAGGGAGGGATCGCACGAAACGATGAGTTGTGCTCATAAACCTATCATACACAATTACTTGTGGTTGTCAAACGGCGGTCTTTTACCAATGAATAACGATCCTTCACGATTCGACCTCGGCATATGATCGATATGATGAACCTGTCTCCAGTTGTTCTTCTGCGACCACAAAGGTACTTCGAGTTTGTTGAAGTGATCGAAAATAAGACGTGCGTTCTTCTCGTTTCTGACCTCACACATCACATCCAAGTGTTTCATCTGTAGATCATTTGTAGTAAGAAGGAGAGCAGCTTCATTGCCTTCCGAGTCGATCTTTGCAAAATCCGCCCAATCGAATAAAGACCGGCAATCGACAGTAGGAACAATAA